AGATTACAAATATAATTATCGCAATGTTATATTATCCACTGGATCTTTGTATGTCCGGACCCATTCCTTTTCGTGCATTAGATACTCTTTCATTCTCTGCTTCCTTCGTCTTCACCATTTGATCTATATAAAACTTTCTAAGATAAATTGGCATATCATATACATCGCCGAATGGAAATGCGCCTTCACTAAAATACACAAGATTAAAAATTGATTCGTGTATCAGCGGTTTATATTCGGGATCTACCGGGAAGGCCAGAAGAAATTTACTGTCACTGGTAAATCTACAGGACCCATCCATTGACATGAATCACATTTCCAGTTTGCATCAAAATTCACATCAGGTATTTTATCACTGTAATATTCTCTAAATGCTCTAGAGTCTAAAGCAAAGAACTCATTATTAATGAAACTCTTAATAAACTCTTGATCATCATTACCGTCAACAGATACAATTTGTCGTCTAAGACGTGATGTTACTTCAGGGCTCACTGCAATACCTGCTTTTTCTACAGCAGATAATTCAATATCAATATCACTCTCATCTTTCTGTGTCAAGAATCTGAATTCTATTTCTCTCTCTGCGTTTGGAAGCGTAAACTTATATACTCCATTGGAATCTTTAAAGAAATCTTCATCTATCTCTTTGTATTCGAATGATGTTAAATCAAAATCTGTCTCTTCAGATTTTGCACAACTTGGACACGTAATGTCAACAACGTATTGCTTACCGTATCCAAGAATTCTTGATGCTAACATTACTGCATTTTTATCACCAATAACAATATCATTAAAATCTACTTTTGTTTTAACAAGAGATTTGAGAAGCTCATCAATAACGATTCCCTTCTGGATTAGATTCTGTGATGTAAGAATATCTTCTTCCTTAGCAGTCATATACTTAATTTCAATTCTTCCTTCACGAAGAGGATGTCCCTCAGGATATACTAATCCTTTGCTGGGTAAGTCTACAAACTCCGTAGGAAACCTACTCTCATTTGATTGATTTTTCTTAGGCATTATAACTCCTTATTATTTATTACTTATCTATTCTAACACAACTATTTTGTAAAACAGTATCTTTTGATAAAGAATGCCACAACGTTTACCGTTGATACTATGTCACTAAGTTTAAAAAATTAAAACTGTAGTATTGCGTAATCATACCTGAGTGTTACTGTAATATTCGCTGCTTCATTCGTTGACCAGTCAAAGGTCCCAAAATTAGCTTGTTGAATATAAGTACCAACGAGCTGCCATTCTTCAACGACATCTCCAACAGGTCCTAAAACATTAAATGTTACGTTCTTTTTATAAAAATCTGAGTAGCCATCACGACCAGTTACTGATTCGTGTGACAATCGGATCCATTCCATGCAAGCCTGCGCGGCTGAAGGAACAACAGGATCATAAAGAGTAATCTCCAATGCTTGCCATTCACCTTTACCTTTTACGTAGCGCTTAACATTAATATGATCCAGTGTAATATCTTCAAACTGAATTTGAGGGCGAGCGGCAGCTTTAATCGTGTAAGCCGGAATGCCCTCTATGTACATGATGAACCGATTTTGTACTTTTGGTTCAAACTGAGTGAACATTATGTCAGTGGGATCAATCAGCTGTGGCATTCTATTTCTCCTATGAAAGGTTTAACTTCATTTGATTATAAATATCATTGACTAAGAAAAAAATCAGTTAAAACAAAAAAGCCCAGTAAATATACTACTAGGCTTTAATTTGTTTTTGTTGAGTCGTTTTAAGAGCTAAAAGTTGCCCCTGTTGGCTGAACGATGAAGTCCAGAACGATAAATTCAACAGCACGTGCCGGCTGAATGAATATCTGTCCAACTAACTGATTTCGATCGATCACATCTGGCGTGTTATTAGAATCATCCATCACAACTCTGAAGGCTGTAACACCTTGATTTGCCTGTACTGATTCTAAGAATGGGTTCACAATGTTGAGGAACCGATTCCTTGTTGCAGTTGTGTTCTGTTCAAATACCAGATAACGTGAGGAGCTAGCAATAAACTTCTTAAGTCTGATTAGCAATCTACGAACGTTAATTCTATCGAGTGCTGAAGGTTTAGCTTGCAATGTTTTCTGTCCGAAAACAACTACACCTTGACCAGGAAATGAAGCTATTGGATTAACTCTATTCTCATAAAGTAAGTCTCTTTCAGCGTGAGTTAGTCTAGTCTTTGCCTCTAAGACACCTCTTAGACCACCCCTATTAAGACCTGCAGGTGCAAACCACTCGTGTGCTACCCTGTCATTCTGTGCGAAGACACCGGGAAGTACAACTGAAGGTGGTACCCAAACAGGAAGATTAATACTATCATCAAGAACTTTTACCCATGGATAATAACATCCTGCATAATTTGTGTCCAGTGCTGATACAGCGTTGGTTGTAGAGTTAATTGAATCTCCCCAACCAGAAGGATCAAATATGTAAAAAGCATCACCTCTCTCTTTAACAGTATCCATAGCCTTATTAACTGGGCTTGGATGCAGTGAGTAGATCAATCCAGGAGTTGACATTAAATTAATATCAAACTCATCCTGATTACTAATTGAGTTAATAGCTCTTGTGTATGCTACAGATCCACTAGCTGTTGCACTTGAACAATCAAATCCTTGTTGATTTGATGCTGAAATGTCTTTACCTGTATTCTTTTTAGTGGCAGGATTGTATCCATTGAAGCCACCTTGAAATGGTACAGCAAACTTCCTCTGTTGTATAGCGGAAATCAATAATGAAATTGGTTGTGATCCGCTAGCAAACGTAGTTGCTCCAGCAAATTTAGCTGCTGTAGCATCATCGTGTCCTGTCATATCATCCAAACTAAACGTTGCATTATTATAGATAGCTGCATCAGTCGAAAGTGGACCGGTATACTGTCTATTATCAGCATTTGAATAATCAAATCCGTAGAATACAGATGTATCAAAAGTTGAAGTTGTATCATTTATCTGTTCTGATACAAAAGATGCTGATGGCACATGTAAGTCAACTACGTTATCAACTGAACACGACATAGGAAATTTTACAGCTGCGTGACCATACGGTACCAGATTCGCTGGAATTGAACCCGCATTGAGTGCTGCACTACCTGTAATGAAAATGTACTTCGACATATTTGCCCATTCAGAGTCACCATGCCAGTTAACTTTTCCATCACTATCTACACTACTCCATCTAGTACCAATCCTACGACAAATAAAATTTGTTGACTTAGGATCTAAGTTAAGATTATCCCACTGTTCTAGAATTGTATCATCACTCTCTTTAAAAGACGACTGATCAACAGACCTAACCTGAAGACTGAATGTTCCGTAATCAGATCCCGCCACATTATCAGATCTTTTAATATTCAATATTCCAAGCTTAAAATGTGTATTGGTTTCTGTTTCTCCATCATGATGCAATGCAACTTTAAAAAGATCTTCTGTCTGACCGTCTGATTTTTGAGATGCAATAACTGGACTTATAGCGCGTTTATAGTCTTGAAGCATATTTAGCGCGCATGTTGAACCAGTAACAGTAGACGCACCAGATGTGTGTACCGTTGCACTAGTTTCAAAGTATTTGTATAAATAATAGGGTGAGTTTTTACCCTGTGCTTTTGTTGATAAAGGATTATCACTAAAGACATCCTTTATGTATTTATTGCTCGTAGATGAGAATGATGCCGAAAACTGATAACTTCCAGAAGATACACTGAAAGCATCCATTGTTCCAGAAACTGCTGTTGCGGCTAGGGGATCAGTAGCTGATACGACTAAATTGCTTGGTGCCAATACTGCAAAAACCTGCTTATCAGATTCTCCTACTCTATTAGCAGCAATTTGTACCACATTTGTATAATATCCACCAATGCCAAGAACACGTACAATAGTAACGGTTCCAGCGCTTCTCAAGTACTCACGAGCAGTGAACGGAACGTAATATTTCTCGTCCAAACTACCAAACATTTCTTCAAAATCAGAAAAATTTCTAACAACTGTTGGAGCAAAAGCCGGACCCTTTTTAGTTGGTCCAATTATTGCTGCTCCAATGTCTGCAATTCCCTGAGGAAGAAAAGAGAGGTCCTTTTCACGTGTAAATACGCCCGGTGAGACGATTCTCTCTGCCATTTGAGTTCTCCATTTAATTAATTAATTAAAGCATATATTACTATTACTTCAAAGATAAATATACACTAAAAGAATGAAAATGATATTAAGTGTAAAACCCGGTCGAGAATAGAATTATTCTGACGGTTCTTCAGTTGGTGTGAACACACCTGATACAGGATCAAGAGATCCTGGCCCGTATACATCATTCAAAGATCTTGCTAACTCACGTTCAGATTCTTGATTAGCTTGTAAAGCATCCTCTGCCTCAAGCTGTTGATCGCCTAGTTGCTCTATCTGCTGCTCAACCATAACCCTTTGAAAAGCTATTTGTCCTAAGTTTGCTTGTATCTGACTATATTTTTGTTGGACTTCGTTTATCTTACCAAGTTCTTCATCAGTAAATTTGACTTCTTTCTTCTTAGCCATATTAATCTTCGTCAGTACTTACTTCTTCAACAGCTGCTTCTTCCTCTACAGGTGAAGGTGTAAATACGCCTGTCTCAGGATTTAATGAACCTGCACCATACTTATCACTCAAATCCTGAGCAACTTTCTGTTCATTTTTATTTAATTCATTTAGCTCATCCATTAAAGCACCTTCGAGGTCAGCTAGACGTTCGTCATTTCTATCATGAGCAATTTGCTGCATCTTAAGTCCACCCATCTTTAGCTGCATCTCCTGATAGCCTTGCTGAATATCTGCTAAGGACTGTATTTCTTCTTCAGTGAATTTAACTTCTGTTTGACTTGCCATGTTTAAAACTCCTTATAATTGTAACATTGTTCTTTAATATATATTAAGAAAATCTGTAAAAAGTTAAAAAATTTTACGGTGATTGAGATGGTGCACCTGAACTAGCACCATCGTGTCCTATTGCGTCCAGTGAAGTTTCCCTTGTACATGTATCTGTGACAAAATTTATCTTCAGAGACATATTATTCTGTACGCCATTAAACCCTGCTATCATTCTTCCATTAT